TAATCGCCGCTGTGTCTGTGAATGTGGTTAGTAATTCTTCTGTGGGTTCAATACCAGATGCTTTCAATTTGATGAAAGTTTTAGAAAGATCTTCCACTCCAAATTGAGTCTTTGTGGAGAATTTGATGATATCATCAAATGCCTTTTTGCCTGATTCTGCTGAACCTGTTACCGCAGACAGTGATGTTCTTAAATCTTCAAATCTTGCTGTGGTGGCCACAATAGATTTGATCACATTGACTCCGCCTATAAGAGCCAATGCACTTGCGGCATTCTTGGCGAGCTGACTGGTGGTCATCAAACTGTTGTTGATGTTGAGCACTTGACTCTTGGTCTTTTTTAATGCCGCAGATGTCTTATCGACGACGACCAGTTCTATTCTTATTTGCTCCGCCATGGTTCATTCCTTTTTGTTGTTCGTCACGCTGTATTTTAAAATATGAACTCCACAATTGGATTTCCAGGACACTGAACTGCATGACTTCTTCTAAAGATTTGCCCAACTCTTTGGCAATATGCATCAATAGAAATATTTCAGCATCCTCTTTTAGTTTTTTTCGACTTGCTCTAAACTGTATTCACTGGTGGCCGAATTGATTGCACTGGCTACTCTTACCAATACTGCTGGATCAACTTCATTCATCAGCGAGAGTTTGTCGAATTTGTTGAACACTGGTTTGCCTTCTGGATCCAAACATTTTGTGATCACAGATTCAACCAATGCCTCCACGGTCTTACCTTGTTGTTGTAGTTCAATAATTTTTGATTCCACAGCAAAAGGGTAAGTGCCTTTGTAATAGATATCCTGTTCCCATTCTGGCACAGTTATCTTTTTTAATTCGCCAGAAAGTTTACTCTTGAAATGTTTCTTGGCATTTTCTAACACTTTATTCATATAGTCTTCTCCTATTTTTCATACTCCTGATGGTGGGTTTTAAAATACCATCTGGTGCTTGTTTAGATCGCCCTCGTTCTAAAGTACCTATGTAAGGTGTACGATTGACGACTGCTGTATTTGTGCCGCGTCGTTCAATCTTCCACGCATTTCTGGCTCTACCTCGTTTGATTGGAGTTTTCTTTTTTGCTTCAACCAATAAAGTTTTTGCCAATTTGGTGCCAATCTGCGATATCTCTCTTGATACCGCAGAAAGCACTTGACTGATATTGTTCCTGGTAGAGAACATTATACAGACGCTTCTATCAATGGTCCCGTGCCAGTGAAACTGACCGTTGCAGTGACAAGATCGTCAAATGATGCTGTTCTTGAAACCGAAGTTACAATAACATCGCCTTCATATTTTTGACCACCTGTTGTGGTTGGAAAAAATTCCACATGAAGTGTGGCATCATTGGCTGGGTCGAACACTGTCGCTCCTGATTCTGAACTATCATAAATCACTTCCATTGTGCCTGTGAATGAATGTAATCCAGAAATATAAAATCGACTGGAATCCCCCATTTTTGTTGACTCTAAGACATCCTTGGTGTGATCAACAGTCCATGATCTAACATTTGCAACTGCTGTGCTAGCCCCACCAGAATCAGTTCCGTATTTTACGGTACCGGTCTCTCCGCTTACTACCGCCATAACTTTACTCCTCTAGTTTGTTTAAATCATCTTCTGCATCAACCACCAGGTCTTCGGGCGAATTGATTTCGATTGAATGATTTGGTTTGTTTTTAATAACATCTACCTGAGCAGAAACCTTGTATGGTCTCTTCTTCAATATAGATGGTTCTTTCTGCTGTATAGTATAACCTTCAGCAAGAAATCTTGTAATTCTATCTGGTTCAACATTGATCTTGACTGAACCTTTCTGCATTTTGGTGTATTTCATTATGTTGCTCCTTTAGTGAAAGTGTATCGTACTTCTGCTGTCATCAAGAATTCTCCCAATGGGGGTGTTCTATCAATCACTTCGATTGAATTAACTCTTGTGGTAGCCGCCCTCGACACAGATAATTCTCTGGTTCTGTCTGAATTGAGTGTTTCTTCAATTCTCTCAATTAATTCATTTCTCTTTTGATCCACACTGATGGTTTGACCTTCTCTACCATCTGCTCTCACATAACCTCTGATTTGCACCTGTATGATGCCTCGTCTTATGCCACCCATGGCATCATCTTCTCTGATTTCATTGCCTGTGGTAATCAATATGGCAGGAAATTGTGTGATGGCTATTTTTAACACATCAAATGGCTCTCTGGTGACAAAGGTTGGTTTAGGGTGATCCATGTCGCGAAGCACCTTGATGATGTTGTCTACTGCGTATTCTCTATTGGACATCTATCGCTTGAGGCGTAAGAATGCTGTGGGTTGTCTTTCTGTGTCATCTATCGTACCAGAAGAATCCAAATCATACTCTATGCCATCCCTTGTGATTAAATCGAACTCACGCTCATATTCGCGTCTATAGAACTCCATCTTTCTTTCAAAGATGTCTTGTTCCGCGTCCCATTTGGTTAATTTAGGAAATATATGAAACCCCAGTGCATTGTATACTGCGGCTCTAGTCAATTGACTGGCAGTGTACATATCTTCATCTGGTTCGTTTTTTGATCCTGTAATGAATTTTAAATCATACAAGCCAATCTGTTGAGTTGGCCACCAGCGGATCCTGAGATCTCTAAACACATCGTTTTGTGCTTTGCTTATTTCATCATCGAAATCTGGAATACCATGATCTAAAATATCTGGTTCGTAGTCTTGAATGTCGGCTATCGTTAAAAGCGTTGCCATTGGGGTTCTTCCCTCCTGTATAATTGTTAGCAAGTACTTCTTGCTTGTATGTGATTATTTATTCGAATTATAAAAAGAAAGGGCGATAGTTGCCTACCGCCCTCTCTAGTATGCTATTAAGAGTATCTTTATTTATTATAAAGATGCTTTGCCTACGATACCTACACCGTATGCATCAAATAGTTCAGCACAACCATATGCCATGCTTCCCACTATTTCTTCAGCTCTTAAAGAAGCATCTCTTTGCATTTCTACACGGATGTTTCTTTTCACCATGTAACCGATTGCATCTTCTGAGAATGCTAATCCTACATAGTTGCCTGTGCCTGATGTTGAGTCGTTGGTGTCTTTACCCACATTGTTGGATTCCAGTATAGTGATGCCCGCAAGCGATCCTATTACCGAAGTACCAAGAACTTGGTTACCAATGTTTGATGGATTTACCATGTTTGTGTTGCCCGCACCTGCTAATTGCTTTTTAAGGTCATAAGCCATGTATGGGTGTAACACACAGTAAAATTGTCCTCTAGCGTTGTTGGCTCTTAATGTAGCCGCCGCTTTGAAGATTGTTTCAGCCGTTACAGCATCACCTGCCGCACCAACTCTTTGTGAGAATGATGGGAATAAAGCCGCTAATTCGCTGTCCACTTTGTTTACCATTGCATCACCGATCTGTCTGCCGATAGCCGCCGCTACATCATCAGTAGCAGATTCTTTAGCCAAGTCAGTTAATGTAATCCAAACACCTCTTTCAGCCGCTGTGATTGTGGCTGATGATGTGTCGAATTGTAATGGGTTAGCGATATCTGTGCCTTCAGTTAAATCTGAAGCCGATACTGCTGGGTATTTTGGAACTTGTGCCACAAGGCCTGGAGTTCCAGTCATGTCGTAATTTCTTACAAGCGGTCTAATAACTGCCTGTTCTGAAAATGTGTATAAAGCACTTTGAACGACATTTGAATACAACTCACTTAATTGTGTTGTAGTTGACGGTCCTGTTGCCATTTTAGTTTCTCCTTAATGGTTATATACGAACTCCCTTTTGAGCCATGATCGCTTTGTAGCGAGCACGATGCTCTGGGTTATTCATATTCAGTTTAGTTATGTCCATGTCCATCAAGTTATTTTGCTTGCCAGTACCTTGTCCTGTGCCTGAACCTGTTGGTCCTGCTGTGACAAAGTGTGGATTTGCCTGAAGAAACTCTGATACCAAGTCTTTCACTTGTATTGGATCACCTTTATCATTGTAACGCACTTGACCAGTTCTATGATCAATCACATCTACAGTGCCCATTTCGTTCAACTTCAATTGACCTTTCAGCAATTGAGTCACCTGTGTGGGATTCACTGCTTTTAGGTTTGAAGCCTCACTTAAAAGAGCTCCATCGATCTTGATAGAAGTAAGTTCCGATTGATACTGTTGGATTTTTGAATTGAATTTTTCTGCTTGTTCTTTTAACAATGCTTCAAATTCTCCTCGTTTCTCCAATTCAGTTGCACGAGCCTTTTCTTCTTTCTCGATCAATTTTTGATAATGATCTACATCAATTGAGCCATACTTTTTCTCGTATTTGGCTCTTTCCCTCGCTACTCTTTCACCCACAATCTTTTCTAAATCTTGCTGTGTAAAAGTTTGAGTATTCGTTGTTTCTTCACTAACTTGCGTTTGTGCCTGCTGTTGGTTTACAGGTGCAGTTTCCTGTGATTTAACCGCTTGTGTTTCTGCGTTCATATATTTCCTCTTTGTTTTGAGTTGAGTGTACTCCCTGCCCTACGGCAGTACTATGGTTATTTATTATCTTTTCTTTCTCTTGCCTCTAGACATAGTTCTTTTTGATGAACCACGCCCTCTAGACATTCGTTTGCCTCTGGTAGCCATGATGCGTCCTCCTATTGTTAGTTTGAATTTTCTACGAGGAGATTTTTCTCCTACCACAGAAGAAACAGACGATGATGTGGTCACACTCATCTGCCTTGCCCTCTGTATTCTTTATGATTGCGTTTTTCTGATCGATTCATTCGCTTTTTGTGTCTGCCCAATTTTTTAGGCTTGTCTCTTATAACGAAATCTTTAAACTTGATCTTCGCCATTTTTCAACAGCGTTGATATTTCTGGATGCAGTTCTCTGATCTGTTGGTCTGTGTAACCTTGATCAATCATTTCTCTGATGTGAGCAATCAATTTGGCTGGATCAGTCTGTGTTGGATGCTCCATGGATTCTTCTTCTTCTGATTCTTCTTCTGATTCTTCTTCTGATTCTTCCATGATTTCTGCATTTTCTGACTTCCATTCTTCGTACCACTCTTTGACTTCATTCCAAGTTTTTTCAGTCACCGTTTCTAAAATCATTTTGTCCAATTTGTCTGTGATCATCTTGTTGGTTGGAGCGGCATCTTTGGCCATCTTTAATATTTCAATGTCATTGGCTTTGTCCTGTATGGAGAATGATCTAGGATAACTGATTTCACCATCAAATGCAGAACCTTCATATTGAGACCATATGTCCCATATCTGTTCTTCTGCGTTTTCCATATTAGCCGCAAAATCTGACAATTTCGCCGCCAGCATCTGAAACTCTGTCTGAAGCCCAACTCCTGATAATCTACGAGACTCAATTGATCGTATTCCGCCAAGACACGCCATTCTATCAATGGCTTCAATTTTTCTTGTGATTGAATTCAATACTGATTCAATGCTGGAACCATTTGGCTGAAGCAAATAAGGACGCAGTGCTCCATCCAAGTTTTGTGGCAATTGAATGATTGAACCTGCTCCTGCAGATGCTTCTGTATCCACAGTCTTAACCAGTGTGGGGTGATTGGTCAATCTTATGATCTGTTCAATCTCTGAATATTCTTCATAGATCATCTTTTGGAAATCGGCAATATCACCAACCGTCGAAATTCCAATTCCTCTTATATTGCTTCTTTTAGCATACACGCACACAGCAGGAATTCTGCCCAGTGTGTTGGCAAATGTTTCCACATATTCGCCTCTTTTGTCTTTGCCAAATATCTTGTACACATTGATTTCATCTTTGGTGTATTCTCTCACATATTGTTCATCTTCTATGATTTCTTCTCTCACTTTCAAGTAAGTCAATTCATATGAACCGTTCAATTGTCTTTCATACTTCCAATCCAACACATTGTCTGGTGTAAACATTGACACATAAGGTCTGATATTTTGTTGTAATTGTTCTGCTCTTGTGTTGACCTGTGTGGTTGGTTTATCTATAATAACCCAGCAATTGCCATACACCATGGCAAATGTGCTGACATCTTTGATGAATGAATCAAATGATCTGCCATCCAAATCAGCATCTTTTAAGAATGCTTCAAGGTTTGGATTGTTGGCAAGACTGCCTGCATCTCTTTTAGGATTTTTTCTAAACAAGAAACTGGTGTAAATGCCTGTGATACTGTTAACATGGTTGTCCAATGCAACCTGTCTCAATCTTTTTTCGTAGTCGTCTCTTGATTCATAGTAGTAAGGTTCCATGTATCTGCCCATGAAATAATCATAACCACCATGATATGAATCACCCAAAAATTGCCATCTATTGTAGTAATACTTGTAAGCCGCGTGAGCATCTGTGATATAATCCACAGCGTATTTGGAATCTCCTTTGATTAATCTATCTCTGATAACTGGCATTAATTAACTCCTTTTCCGAAAGTCCATCTTGTGGGTTGTTGATGATTGTATTCTCTTTGTACTGGATATAAAAAATTAACAAGATAACCCACAGCATCTGACATATGAGTGTGTTCATTGTTGTCTATGATTGATGAATTTGGTTTATACTGCATGGATTCTAAACTCTTTATGATCTGTTTGCATCTTGGGTCAATGAATAATGATCTGTGTCCTTTTGAACTTTTTAATTTACTATTTACAGCATTTACCCTGTCTCTTATGGCAGGATTGGCTGGTCTGTAATTCACTCTAAATCCTGCATTCTGTAATATTGAAATATCTGTCTTGCCACCTGCTGATGTTTTTCTTTGTGCTCCACTGGCATCTGGATAGATGGTGATTTTTGATGCTGGATATCTTCTTTTTAATTCATCACAGATCTGTTCTGTGTTGGATTCATTCACACTGATTTCATCTATGAAATATATGATGTTGTTTTTGATCACACTGATGGCCACACTCATGGGTGAGTAATTGAAATCCATGCCCGCGTGTATTTCTGTGGTTTCTAAACCTTGTGTGGCTCTTACACATTCTTTTCTATCGAATGAATAATACACCATACCTGAAAAAGTTAAGAATGATGCCAAGTATTCCTGTTCAAATGTTCTTTGATCAAGATCTCTACGAGCATCTGCTATTTCTGATTCATCCACCTGACCACCATCTATGGTTCTGAATGAAAAGGCTTCCCAACCTTCTGTGTGCAGTGCTTGTGAATACATTGTATGAGAAAATGAACCCACTCCGCGTGGTGTGCCTATTGCCAGCATCTTGCCTTTACGATCTGATAGTGTGGGTCTCAACACTGCTGTGAATACTTCTGGATTCAAGTCTTGATATTCATCCAACACAAGAAAATCTAAACCAACACCTCTGAGTGCGTCTATGTTCTCTGCACCTTTCAAGTATATTTTAGATCCTGATTTTAATCTGATGGTTAATTCTGCTTCGTTGGTTTGTTCAACCCATCTCAGTTCTTTCAGTTTGGTTTTTAATTTTTCCCAAGCAATAGATTTTGCCATTCTGTAACTGGGTGCCACATACATAACTTCTTGATTCGTTTTGGCGGCGTGCTTTGCTAATTCACGGAGAGCCACATGGGTCTTTCCGAATCGCCTTCGACGCCCGCACACAGCAGTACGAAATCTTGCTTCTGAATCGCAGATTTTCTTTTGTGCTTGTGTTAAGGGCATCTCCAAAGTCTCCTATTCGTTGTCGTTCCAAGGTAATGGTTGTGTGCCTGCTTTATCTTCTGGAGCATCTTTTTGTCCAAGATATTGCTTGCCTAGCCATACCTGCATTTTTGTATCACCATTGAGTGCTTTTTCAAATTGAGCTCTTCTCAATGATTTCTTACCTGATTCTTTGCCTTGATCAATCAATTTCTGATATTTCTTTTTTAAGGCTTTTATACTGATCCCCACTGCTTGTGCAATCTCGTGATCTGAACACATGATAGACGCCAATCTATGAATAAGATCTTTGTCTACTTTTTTGCCTCGGTGATGATCTTGTTCTTGATTTTCCATTATGCTAATTGTCTCTCCAATACTTTAATTCTAAAGTTTCTTGAATCTTGTAATCCATTTGTGGTCACAACTCTGTATTCCACATTGTAAATCTTGCCTGCTGTGCCGCCTGTGATCTTTTGTGTGACCAATGTGCCATTGCTGATGGTTTCTGCTCCTGATTTTGTGAGTGGTGCGGCATCACCTGCTATGGTTTCTATGTTGATGGTGGCAGTGACCACAGTGTCACCTGTGGGAAGCCAATTGGCCCACGATAGTGTGTAATCTAATAATGCATATGGATCTTTTTCTATGTAAAATCCTGCTCTGTCTT